TTGTGATGACTGATATATTTTTGAAAAGGAGAAAATAAATATGACAATTTCAGTTTCAACGCCTTTGGACGGCGCCCACAGCGCTGCCGTAACAACAACGGAGGCAGCATTTCAGCTTGTAAAAACAGTTGTATTGACCAATCCAGACGAGCGAATTCTCGATGGAAATTTTGGAGTGGGATTAAAGAAAATATTGTTTGAGCAGGACAGCCCAGCTCTTCGATCAGATCTGCGTACCAGAATATCGAGCCAAATAGCAACATATGTCCCGCAGGTTCAGCTTTTGGGTGTTCAGCTTTCCCCGCCCGATACCGCGGATGCCAGCCTTTCAGTCGGCATTACATATGTCATAAGGATAGGAAGCTCCTCTAGTGATCTTCAGGAAATTAATTTTACATATGATGAAGGTGGATCTTTGAGTTCGGTGGGCCTCGCCTCGCCAGTGGCCGAAGGTGGATCTTTGAGTTCGGTGGCCCCCGCCTCGCCAGTGGCCCTCAGATAGGATAGCCGCAATGTAACTGAGAGATAATATATGTGAATACTATTTATAATAAAGTAGGAGCCCCTCAATATGGCAACAAAGAAAAAACCAATTAAATATACAAGCAGGGAATTTGATACTATCAAATCAGAGCTTGTGAAATATGCAAGAAGATACTATCCGGATGTATATCAGGATTTTACCGCTGCTTCTTTTGGCTCTATCGCTTTGGATTCTGTCGCATATGTAGGTGATATGTTGTCTTTCTATTTGGATTATCAAGTTAATGAGCTTTTTCTTGATACGGCGACAGAATATAACAACATTCTCAAACTGGGCGCCCAATTGGGATATCACTATAAGGGCCGTCCCGGTTCGGTAGGCATCGTTGATGTTTTTGCAATTATTCCTGCCAACTCGACAGGACTAGGACCAGACGAGAATTACATGCCCATAATGGAAGCAGGCTCAGAGTGCGCCTCCATCGGTGGAACTATATTTACTTTTGTCGATGATGTTCGCTTTGACGATCCCAAGAATGAAGTAGTGGTGGCCAGGGTGAACGAAACAACTGGAATTCCAACGCATTATGCGGTTCGGGCCACCAGTGAGGTCATTTCTGGACAAGTTAAGACGGCCGTAAAGATCATCGGCCCTTATGAGAAGTTCAAAAAAGTTAAGATATCCAATTCAAGCGTCTCGGAGATAATGAGCGTAGTGGACTCTAGTGGTCATGAATATTTTGAGGTTGATTATTTGTCTCAGAATGTCGTTTATAGAAATGTTGCAAACAGAGGATCAGATTCAAACAATGTCCCATCTATTTTGAGGCCCTTTGTTGTTCCTAGGAGATTTGTGACGGAAAGACTGAAGAATGTGACTTATCTACAGTTTGGTCATGGATCCGAATCTGAATTGGTGCAGTCATCTATAGCGGAGCCCTCTGAGGCCACGCTTCAGCTTCATGGCAGAAACTATGTAACAGATCAATCTTTTGACCCCTCTAAGCTAATGTCAACAGATAAATTCGGAGTGGCTCCGGCAGATACGACGCTGACCATCAAGTACAGGGTGAACAACTCTACATCTGTTAACGCATCTGTTGGCGAACTTAGCATTTTAAAAAGCAAGAATTTAAGATTTAAAGACTCGACATCGTTGTCTTCTGCTTTGATGGAAGAAATTTCAAATTCTCTAGAGGTGTCGAACTCTGCCCCAATCGCAGGCGGCCTATCAATTCCGGACACGACAGAAATCAAGAGAAGGATCAAGGATTCCTTTGCGACTCAAAACCGCGCTGTTACTAGACAGGATATCGAAGCTGTGGCATATATGATGCCTCTAAAATATGGCGCCATAAAAAGGTGCCGAGTGAGGAAAGCCCATTCTTGCACAGCAAGTAGAAATCTTGAAATTTATGTTTTATCAGAAGACAAGAACGGAAAGCTTATGACAGCAACAGATACTCTCAAGCAGAATCTTAAGTTGTGGCTGGCTGAAAAGAAGATGATGAACGATACTATTGACATAAGGGATGCAAAGATAGTAAATTTTGGAATAGAATTCACCGTCATCGCACACCCCGATGAAAACAAATACGAAGTGCTGAATAACGCGATAAGGGCAATTCAGAAATTGATGAAGGAGCCTCTTTATGTGGCGGAACCTCTTTATATTACTGACATCTATAATGCTTTAAATAAAGTTTCTGGAGTCGTCGACGCCAGGGATGTGAAAATAGTTAACAAGGCGGGGACTAATTATTCGTCGATATCTGTTGATATTGATATTATGCTCTCCGCCGACGGCCTAACGGTTGAAACACCAGAAAATGTCGCGCTAGAGGTTAAATTTCCATCGTCTGATATAAAAGGAGCTATATATAATGGCGGTTAAAAGATTTACGGCAACAGCAGATACGACAGTTACTAATGCTTTTCTAGAAGATTTGATGACAAGGGCCACCGGCGCCAACCTGGGCCTTTCAGATTCTTTAGAAGTATATTCGATATATGGACAGGCTAGCTCCAGTTTCGGCTCTGGATACTCTTCAGAGCTTTCTAGAATATTGTTGAAATTTCCTGTCCTTACTAGTGATGACGGCAGAAACTCTATACAAGCACAGAGGGCATCTGGGTCTATACCGGTCTCCGGAAGTGTTACATTTTATTTCAAATTGTATAATGTTGCACACCATGAAACCTTGGCAACGAATCCGAAGTTTAATATTTTTGCTGTTTCTTCTTCCTGGCAAGAAGGTCGTGGCATGGATTTGGACACATATGAAGATAAAACATTTGACGGAGAAGGCGCAAACTGGATCAATGCCAATGGAAATGCAGCCGCCGCAACTGCAACTATTAAAATTGTAGGCTCTAATGCTTCCACTATCGACGACGGCTCGCCCCCATCAATTACACTAACCTCGACAGACGGCACAGAGAGAACTTATGCCTTCCAAAACGGAGGCTCTTATGCCAACGGCGCCTCCGCCGGCGACACTACAGTTCGTTGGTATGGCACCGATGGATCTGCATCTACGCAGGGCGGCATGGCTGCCTTGTTAAAAACTGCCATTGAGGGCAGCGCCGGCCACAACGGGAAGCTTACTGTTGCTCTAAGTACCGTCACGAATACGAATGACACTTTGACCATAACTCAAGCAACAAAGGGAATCGGCGGTAACCTCGCGATTCCGGCAGTAACAAATGGGAATGCATCAGACCTAACTGTTAATGGCGCCATTGTTGCCACTAAGTTCGTTGACGGCAACGGCCCATGGGCAAATGTCGGCGGCGATTATCATACTGGCAGCGTCGACGCTGACCTGAATTCAGCAATCATGTATGATCAGACTCTTCCTTTGGGAAATGAAGACATAGAGGTTGATATAACACATTTGGTTGAGCGTTGGATCCGCGCTGATCCTGGCTATTCGAATTACGGCATAGGGGTGTTTTTAACATCAAGCCAGGAAGCTTATTTATCAAGCTCAACTGGGGCTGATCTTCCACGCGTACCACCGGACAACGGAGGCTCCATGTCAATAGTTTCTGGTGGAATCCCTCACAACCTTGAGGGCGCAAAGACATCATATTACACTAAAAAGTTTTCAAGCAGAGGCTCAGAGTACTTCTTTAAGCGTCCAGTTATTGAGGCTCGTTGGGATTCTTCAATCAAGGACGATAGAGGTAGCTTTTATTACAGCAGTTCTCTTGCAAGCCCATCAGAAAACCTGAACACGATCTATTTTTATAACTATTTTCGAGGGCAATTGCGCAATATTCCCCTCACTAGCGGACAAACTGATAATAATCTATTTTATGTTAGCTTCTTCTCTGGAAACCTTGACAATACAGAGCCCACTGGTACCGCTTTGTTGTTGGTTGATGATAAAACCCATGTCAACGCGGCCTCTACAAACATGCAAGCTGTGACCGGGGGTTATGCATCCCCAGGAATATATTCAGCTAGCGTTTCCATGACAGCCGCGGCAACTCCACTAAACAAAATATTTGATGTATGGTGGAAGGGAGCGACCAACGATCATGTGTCATCCTCAACCGCGGTCCATTATTATACTGGATCTTTTGAGCCTCAAAAGCTTGACGCCTCGCCGATTGCTCCTTATACTCAGTATGCATCATCCATCACCAACTTGAGAGATCTCTATAGGAATATCGAGACTGCCAGATTCAGAGTGTACACTCGCCGAAAAGATTGGGCGCCAACTATCTACACCAAGGCGACTTCAATAGCAGAGGTCAACATAGTGGAGAGCGGCTCATACGAGGTTTATAGAATAGTTGACGACTTGAAGGTCCTTCCGTTTGGGACCGGAAGTCTGCTGCATACTCGTATGTCTTTCGACGCGTCTGGAAGTTATTTCGACCTAGACATGGACATGTTTGAGCCCGGCTATATGTACGGGATAAGGCTTTCTTATTATAACAATTCTGTCAGATCTTGGGTTGAACAGCCGGAGACATTTAAGTTTAGGGTAGAGAAATAATGTCAACAAAAGATTTCTTTCAAAAAGGGGCTGCTAGAGTTAGTCAACCAGAGACCCTAGAAAGCGCTTTTGACCTAAAGGGCGTAGAGGTAGAATCATCTGAACACGCTCAAGAAAGATCTACAGAGAAGTCCAGATATATCCCAGATGTAGATTTTATCTCGGCTTCTAATTTTGCTAGGTATGGACTGGCAGAAGAATACTATAGAAATTCTTTTAAAAGAGTCTATCAGCAGTTTCCATATGATGGAACAAGAGCAGAGAGAACGCAATTTGATAACGAATCCACATATCTAGATAGACACATATTTGATAAAGTATATCCTCGAACAACCGGTTATGCAATTTTTTCTCAAACCGATGTTGGTTGGGGTACTCAAGATTCTGTGACGGATGGCAACCACCACCTGACTGGCGGATGGGGCACCCCTTCTTCGCTTGAGTATATATCTGTTAGAGGCGGACCTCATACTTCCTCTGGCGGTATGATTGGAGAAAGCCTGTCAAAGGCCTTTGGTGATCCGACATACAGGACTAGTCCCAATTCAAATGTTTACGACACCGATATATATGACACCGAAGGCGTCAAAGCTTCAGAGA